TTTACATAAGAAGGGAGTAACGCATGGCGAATACTACTTCCGGAACAGCAACGTTCGGCAAGAACTTTTCAATTGATGAAATTGTTGAAGAAGCTTACGAAAGATGTGGTCTGCGTGGAGTCGCTGGCTACCAGTTAAAAACTGCCAGACGATCGTTAAACATTCTTTTTCAAGAATGGTCTAATCGAGGATTACACTTTTGGGAAGTAGCAGAGACTAATGTCACGTTAGTTGCGTCTCAAGCTATCTATACTTTATATCGATCGACAGCAGATGGAACCAGTGATGCTGGCGTAACAAATGCGGGGGCTGCAGAAAGTATTTATGGAGCAGAAGATATTCTTCAAATGTCTTATCGAGTAAATCGAGGAGCTACAACTCAAGCCGATACTCCTTTAACTAAAATTGATAGAGCTAGTTATGCGGCTAATACCAATCGACTAGCAGAAGGTCAACCTTCAGAATACTGGGTTCAACGATTCATTGATAAAGTTACAATCACTTTATACATTACTCCCAGTTCAACACAGGCAGGAAATTATATACATTTTTGGTATTTAAAAAGAATTCAAGATGCAGGAGATTATTTTAATGCTACGGATGTTCCTTATAATTATATACCAGCGATGTGCGGAGGGTTAGCATATTATTTAAGTCAAAAATATGCACCGGATAGAACACAAAATTTAAAATTATTATATGAAGATGAATTACTAAGAGCGGAGGCAGCGGATGGTTCGGATGCAAGTACCTATATTACACCGAAAACATACTATCCTAATATTTAATTATGGCACGATATGCACAGGGAAAATATGCATTAGCAGTCTCGGACATTAGTGGACAATCTTTTCCATGGAATGAAATGGTCACTCAATGGAATGGTTTATTTGTTCATTATTCTGAGTTTGAATCCAAACAACCTCAATTAAATCCTTATCCTCATCAAGCCGATCCTACTGCGCTTGGTAAAGTAAGGGTGCAACAACCTGCGCCAGATGCATTGCGTTGGTTAGGATATAATCCTTTTCAAACTTATGCAGCGGCTTCGGGAATTATAAATGTTGAACAAACAGATCATCAAAGAAGTTATGGAGATACGGTAAGATTTAGAGGACCTCCCACTACAGGAGGAACTACAGGAACCCTCGATGATGGTGTATTTGTCTTTCAAGATATTCCTACGATAGATGGAATCACAGGAGCTAAAATTTGTTTAGCTGCAGGTTATACCATTAAACCAGGATATCTTTATGCTAACACTTCGACACTTAATGGAGCAATTGATGCTAGTACGACTACTGTACTTTTAGCAAGTGCAACACAGTTTACAGGGGTTGCTACTGGACAGTCTGAACCTACGTCAACCAATCCAGTGGGAACACCGACATGGGGAGTTTTAATTGATACTGAAATTTTAAGTTACACAGGAACGAGTGGAAATAATTTAACAGGAGTAACACGAGGAGCTTTTGGTTCTACAGCAGCTTCTCATCTTACAGGAGCTACAGTTCAATTGTTAAAGACTCCAGCTAATTATTATCACTTTACCGTTAGTACAGATACTGCTACAACTGGAGGGATAAAGTTTGGAGGAGATAGTGTTTCTTCTGGACCTGTTACACTCAAAGCGATAGGACCGCAAAGCTAATGGCAACTAATTTTACATATGCAACATTGACGACAGCAATTCAGGATTACACTGAAGTGACGACTGACGTTTTTACATCTACGATCACGGATGGTTTTATTACAGATGCGGAAACTAGGATATTAAGAGATGTTAATATAGACGCTGATAGAAAATCTCAAACCGGATCTTTAGTAGTGGGTCAAGAATATATTAATGCTCCTGCTGGATGTTTAGTTGTAAGGTCGGTTCAAGTGACAGAGGATGATACTTCTCCTAACACTTTAATTTATTTACAAAAAAGAGATGTTACCTTTATCAATGAATATAATAATTATGGAACAGCAGGTACAACAGTAGCCACAGGCAGAGATATTCCTAAATATTATGCAATGTTTGGAGGAGCAACAGGGTTTTCAGATACGACATCTGGCACGATTATGTTTGCTCCATGTCCCGATAAAACCTATACTTTTCAAGTTAATTATGTAGCTATACCAGGTAGTTTAGTTAATAATATTACTGGAACGTATTTAAGTAGGAATTTTGCGAACGGCTTGCTTTATGCTTGTTTGGTTGAGGCTTTTGGGTATTTAAAAGGTCCTCAAGATATGTTGACATATTACGAGCAACGATATAATAAAGAAGTAGAGAAGTTCGCTATCGAACAAGTAGGTAGAAGACGAAGAGATGATTATGACGATGGAACGATTCGTATAAAAATTGATTCACCTTCACCCTAAAAGGAATAAAAACTATGGCTATAACATCAGCAATTTGTAACAGTTTCAAACAAGAAATTTTAGAAGCCGAACATAATTTTACTGCATCTACAGGTAATACTTTTAATCTTGCATTATATGATAGTGATGCGACTTTAAATAAATCTACAACTGTTTATACAACTTCAGAAGAATTAGCGACTACAGGCGGCTACACAGCCAAAGGAAATGCGCTAACAAGTGTCACTCCTACCTTAGATAGTGATACAGCAGTTTGTGATTTTTCTAATACAAGTTGGACATCAGCTTCTTTTACTGCGCGAGGTTGTTTAATTTTTAATGATTCGCACGCAAGTGACGCTGCAGTTTGTGCCATTGATTTTGGTGGAGACAAAACCGTTACTAGCGGAACTTTCACAGTAGAGTTTCCAGCAGCAGCGGCATCAACAGCAATCATACAAATAGCATAAGGAGTCCTTCCTTATGGCTAATACTTGGAATCAAGCCTTAACCACCTGGGGTCAAAATACCTGGGGTCAACAAGCTGACGTCACTCTTACATTAACAGGACTCTCAGCAACTACAACATTAGGAACAGCAACCGCTTCTTTTTATCCAGGTTGGGGAACTTTAAACTGGGGTGAAAATGGCTGGGGATCTGTTGACGAAGCAGTCGTTAGACCTAGCGGAGTTTCAGCCACTACAAGTGTAGGAGCCATTACACCAGCCGATGTCATGGGACTCACAGGAGTCTCGGCTACTACTTCTTTAGGAACCGTTACAGCGGTTGCGGATGTAACAGTCTCTTTAACAGGAGTTTCTGCAACTACTGCCGATGGTTCATTAAATATAGAAATTGGAGTTCCTTTAACAGGAGTTTCAGCGACAACTTCTGTAGGCTCTCCTACTGCTGTTGCTGATGTAACAGCTTCGTTAACAGGAGTTTCGGCTACTACGAATGAGGGAAGTGTAGTTGTCACTTCTAATCCAACAGTTCAACCAGCTGGCGTCTCAGCTACAACTAGTGTAGGGGCTTTAGATCCTGCTGATGTGATGGGATTAACTGGAGTTTCAGCTACTACGGCTGTCGGTTCTCCTAGTTTAGTAATCGATGTTACTGCGTCCTTGACTGGGCAGTCAGCAACTATTAGTCTGGGCACTTTAGGAATTCAACATTTTCAAGATGTTGACACAGGTTCAAATACTTCTTATTCTAATGTTGCAACTGGATCAAATACATCGTATACAGATGTAGATACGGAAGCAGCTTAGGAGAAAAATATGCCTTCAACATACACAGCCCTAGGAGTTCAATTAATGGCTACTGGTGAAAAAGCCGGTACATGGGGAACATTAACTAATACTAACTGGGATATTATAGAACAAATTACGGGTGGCTATATAGAACAATCAATAGCTGGTGGAGCTCAAACAACAACTCTATCGGTATCAGATGGTTCTACTGGAGCAACCTTAGCACACCGAGTTATAAAATTTACTGGAACTATTACAGGAAATCAAATTGTAACGATTCCTCTAGATGTTCAACAGTCTTATTTAATTTTAAATGGAACCACAGGAGCTTATACTGTTCAATTAAAATATGTTAGTGGATCAGGTTCCAGTGTAACGTGGGCAACTGATAATAAAAAAACTAAAATTCTGTATGCATGTGCTGATGATGCCACGAATCCCAACATTGTAGATGCGACTTCAGATTTTGGAGAAGTCACACTTACAGGAACACAAACTTTAACAAACAAAACTTTAACTTCACCAAAAATTGGAACAGATATTTTAGATACGGGTGGAAATGAATTAATAAATCTAACAGCTACAGGATCAGCAGTTAATGAAATTACTTTAGCTAATGCTGCAGCTGACAACGATCCTCGTATTACCTTAAGTGGAGATTCTACGAATATAGGATTAGAAGTTCTTCCTAAAGGAACAGGAGCTTTTGTTGTTCAAGGAAATGCTGATCAAGGTGGAGAAATTAGACTTTATGAAGATACAGATCTTGGATCTTTTTACACAGGATTTAAACCAGGCAATTTATCAGAAACTATATCTTATACTTTACCTTTAGCTGATGCCGTAACATCAGGCGATGCTTTAACATCCAATGCTTCAGGAGTTTTATCGTGGACAACGATGTCGGGTGGAACCTCTTGGCAAGCGGTGGATACGACAGGTTTTACAGCAGTGGCAGGGGAAGGGTATTTTTGTGATACGACTTCAGCTGCTTTTACAGCCACACTTCCAGCAGGTACAATAGGAGATGAATGTACCTTTGTTGATTATGCAGGAACATTTGACACAAATAATCTAACTGTCGCCCCTGATGGTTCAGAAAAAATTAATGGTGTAGCCGCTAGTTTAACTGTTGCTGTTGAACGTGCCGCTTTCACATTAGTCTTTACAGATACTACACAAGGCTGGTTATTGAAGGATAAATAATAAATGGCTACTTATAAAGGTATACAGGGCTATACAGTTCAAAAATTATCAGATGATCCTACGGCGAGTGAAGCTTCGGGACAACTTTGGTATAATTCTGGCACAGGAAAATTTAAGGTGGGCACAGAAGCCGCCGGTGCCTGGTCTTCAGCAACTGCTATGAATACTGGCCGAGACGAAATGGCATCTGGAGGAACTCAATCAGCAGCTTGGGGTGCTGGTGGAGAACCCCCTAATACAGCTAAAACAGAAATTTATGACGGATCTACTTGGACAGAAGTTGCCGATTTAATAGATGGGACAAGAATGCAGCTTGAAGGTTTTGGATCTACTACAGCAGCTATTGTATGTGGAGGTAATCCACCCAGTGCTGGAGGAAATTTTACTGAATCTTGGGATGGAACTTCTTGGAGTGAAGAAAATAATATGAATACGCCACGCTATAATTTTGGATCGGCTATTGGAAGTCCTTCAACGGCAGGTTTAGTTTATGGAGGAATAACTTCTCCAGGGCATGGTAATGATACGGCTAATACAGAAAGTTGGAATGGTACAACATGGACTGAAGTAAATGATATGCTTACGACTCGAGCTGGTGCCACAGGACTTGGAATACAAACTGCCGCTATGGCTGTTGCGGGTGTAACGGACAGTGTAACTGTCCAGGTAGCTGTTTGTGAAACTTATGATGGATCGAGTTGGAGCGAAACAGGAGATGTAAACCAAGCTAGATATAATGTGGGAACGGCTGGGACCACAACATTAGGT